TCTGATCCGCGTAACAGGGCGTCCAGGTGCCGTTGACGTTGATCAGCAAAGTGCCGACCTGCCATGGCGCGCCATTGTAGGAGGTCGCGACCGACAAGGTGTAGCAGTCGCCATTGGCGCCGCCCGTCGGCAAGCTGACCGAATTCCAATAGCCCTTCAGATTGAGGTTCCCGAGCGCTATGGGCCAACCGCCAGACGGCGCATTCCAGAACGACAACGGCACCCAACCGTAAGCCGCGGCCGTTTGCGCCTCAGTCATTCCGGACCCCGGCAAGCGGGCATCCAAAATCGTACTGTTCGCCGCGGCGTTCAGCAGTGCCAAGCGTGGCGATAGCCACTGGCCGGGGAACATCGTGGCGTACCACTGCTCCAACTGCCAAAGCACGTGGCTCTGAGCCGCGCCCGCAAACATCGCCTCGTGCTGGGTCACGTGAATGCGTGCCCCGTCGAAAGTCATCGCGTCGATACCCAGGATCGACAGAAAGCAGAACCGCCGGTCGCGCGAACCGATCAGCTCAGCCACGCGAAGCGCGGTTTCGGTGATTTGCGACCAGTTCGCGTCGCCAAACGAAACCGGTTGGTTGTTCTGCCCCTGCCAGAGGAAGGTAAAATCGCCGCGATAGGGATCACCGCCGCTGGCGACGTAGTTCTCGTATGTCGACAGCACATTGCGGCTGGTGCCGCCACCGCGCGAGATCAGACTGACCGAACGCGGCGTCACCAGGCCGGAAAGCAGCCCCTGCGTATTGGCCACGCCAAACATCGAGTCCGACAAGAGGAGGATATTGTCGACACTACGGCGCGGGCTGGCCTGACGAAGGCAATAGGCGCCGGCGCCAACGATGGTCCCGCTTTTGTCCGCGCGCCGCACCTCCCACTCCGACGCGGATTGATGGCAAGACAGCCCAGGAATGATCGCACCGGCCGCCACGTTCGTTATGGAAGCGGTAGCGATTTGCGCCCATTGCCCGGAATCGTAGAGAGCGTAGTCACCGACGGCGAAGCTCAATCCCGTCGTCGCGTCGGTCCCCACGGCCGATGCCTGCCATAGGTCGCCCGTGGACGGCGGCGACGCGGATCCGGACGTTGGAAGCGCCACGGTGCCGGCCGCGAACTCGCCTTGATAAAAGCACTCCCCTGCGGCGGGCTTACCCTTATACCAAAGGGCATTGCCGTTGCCGGCATAACTATCAAAACCGACATAGACCAACCGGTCGCCTACGGCATAGCTAACGCCATCGTAAGTGCCGGCCGCGGTGACGATCCACCAATCGCCTTCCTGCCGCCCGCCATCGGGCGCGCCGCCGGCGCCGGTGATCGGCCCTTTTTGGACAGCCCATTGCGCGCCGTCCCAGACGATCAAATCGCCTCTGACAAGCGTCTGACCGTTATAGGACAGGGTAGTGGCGGAGGCGTACCGGTAGTACCAGTTGGCGGTCCCTGATGCCGGAAGCCCCGCGAATGCGCCTGCGTTGGTCGATAGGGCGCCGGAGTAGCTATAAACGAAGCCCTTGTAGACCGTTGGTGTGGCGCTTGTGGTGGCAACCGGACTCCAAGCGCCGGCAAAGCGCCGCCCGCGGACAAGCAACCCGGCCGACCGCCGGAACTGTAACGCCGTTCCGCTGGTATTGAGCCCGCGAAGGTTCCGCGTGCGCGCATAAGGAAAGCGTGACCAACCTGAGCCATCCGGGCATGTCCGAACCGAAATCTGACCGTAGGTGGCTCGCCAAGGATCGGGCTCAACCTCAACCACGTCAGTGATGTGCGGCACGGCCAACCGGTCGATCGGCGGATCAAGTTTCGCTTCGGTCACGGCCCCATTGGCCAAATAGGTCGAACCGACCGATCCGGCCGCCAATAGGCCCGACACCTTGCCGATCACCGTACCGTCGGGCTGGATGGCCAGGCCGACCTTGCCGGCCGCATCGACAACACCCCACACATAGCCGCTTTCAGGCGAAAGGGGCCTGGCGACGTAGGTCGAAAGGTTGGGCGTCAACTGCGCAAAGTCGACGCTCTGATTGGCCATGGTTGCTTTTGGCGCGATAAAGGTGCCGTCGACCTGAACGCCCAGCGCCATCTTTCCGGACGCGTCGAATACGCCCCAGAGATAGCCGCTTTCACGCGGCAGCGCCTTGGCCAAGAACTGGCCGACGGAGTTCGGATCGAGCTTCCCGGCGGTCACCCCACCATCCGCCAGCTTTGAAGTCGTTGCGGCCCCGTCGGCGATTTTTGCGGTGCTAACGGCCGTGTCCGCGAGCGCTGTGGTGGTTACGGTGCCGGCAGGTAGTGTCATGGCGAACTTGCCGACAACCGTGCCGTCGGTTTGGACGCCAAGGCCGACCCTTCCTGCCGCGTCGACCACACCCCACACATAGCCGCTCTCGGGCGACAAGGGTTTCGCCAGGAACTGACCAACACTGGCCGGATCCAGCTTGGTCGATGTCACCGCGCCGTCGGAAAGCACCGCCGCTGTCACGGTGCCGGCGGCGAGCGCCCGGCCCGGAATGGAATTGCTAGCATAGTTGAAGGCGGTGAACGTGCCGTCAGTCCCGACGGCAAACGACGCCCTCCCCTTGGCGTCGGTAGCCGCAAACAGGTAGCCGCTTTCGGGAGTCAGTTGCCGTAGGACAAACGCTCCGGATAGGAACGTGCTGACCGCCGCGACCTTTTGCGACGTATCCGCCTGCGCAGCGGTCAGCGAAGCCACATCGCTCTGGCGCGCCGGCGCAAAGCCGAGTGCGGTTGATACGTCACCGCTGTTTAGGACGCGGGTCGTCGTCATTACCGCACCTTGCGATCATGGCGCGCCTGGGCCTCGCGCATGGCGTGGACGCCCGCATAGGCCAGAAGGCCCAGCGCGATGATCAAGCTGCAGGCGGTGGCCAGAACAAGAGCGGTCATTGCGGCATCCCCAGCTTACGCTTGGCCAGGAACACGGCCGCGTTCAGCAGGAAGCCGAAGCCCAGCGCCCCCAGCAGCATGGAAATCAGCACCGAAACGACCGCCGGCAGGTGCCAGTAAATGGTCGTCGTAACGCCGATGGTGGCGAAGGCCGGCAGGGCCGACAGCTCGGAATAGGCCAGCCACCGGCGCTTACGGCGCCAGTGGGCCGCCGCGACGGCGTCGTCCGGCGAATCCTGCGCCAGGCCGAACAGCGCCAGGCCAAGCTTGCCGCAGATGATGGCCAGCGCGGCGAAGACGCTGAGGAACCAATAGATGATCATTTCGGGGCGGGTCATGCCCGGACGATCAATCCACCTGGCCGCCTATTGCCAGCCATGCCCAAGGTAAAGCCCGGCCTTACATGGGCGTGCGGTCGCGCGGTCGCGCCGCAGGCGCGCACATAGTCCCATGTCCGCCAACAGCACCGCCATCGACCTGTCGCAACTGCCCCTGCCCGATATCATCGAGCAGCTCAGCTTCGAGGACATCTTCGCGCAAATGGTCGCGACGGTTCAGGCGGGCGCACCTGGCCTCTTCGACGGCATCCCCGATTTCGACGGCACGATCGAAAGCGATCCGGCGGTCAAGGTGCTGCAAACAGCCGCCTACTACCGCATGCTCGACCGCCAACGCGTCAATGACGCGGTCAAAGCCGTGCTGCTCGCCTACGCCCGCGGCGACGACCTGACCAACCTCGGCGCGTTCTTCAATGTCGCCCGCCTGCCCGGAGAAACGGACGACGCCTACCTGCAGCGCGTTCAGCTCGCGCCTGATGGCTATTCCGTCGCCGGCCCGTCCGGCGCCTATGAATACCTGGCACGCTCCGCCGCGCCCGGCATTAAGGACGCCCGTGCCACCAGCCCCTCGCCGGGTCAGGTCCTGGTCTCGATCCTGGCCACCGGTGGCGACGGCACGCCGACCGCCGATATGATTGCGGCGGCCCAGGCCGCATTGACGCCGGCCGACGCGCGCCCTCTGACCGACCACCCGACCGCCCAGGCGGCTCAGATCATCGCCTACGCCATCGAGGCGGATCTCTACACCTATGACGGCCCCGACCCGGCCGTAGTACTCGCCACGGCCCAAGCCGCCGTCACGACCAAAGCCGAAGCCCTGCGCCTCCTTGGCTACGACGTCACGCGCTCGGCCCTAAGTGCCGCCCTCCACGTCGCCGGCGTGCAGCGCGTCGTGCTCAATAGCCCGGCCGCCGACATCGCGTGCGACGACACCCAGGCGACCTTCTGCACCGGGATTACCGTCAACAATGCGGGCATCGCGCAATGAGCCTGCTGCCACCCAACGCGACCAATCTCGAAAAGGCACTTGAGGCCGCGGTTCAAGCGCCGCCGCTCACCGTCCCGCTGCGTGAACTGTGGAACCCCGACACCTGCCCTTCCAACCTCTTGCCGTGGCTCGCATGGCAACTCGCCGTGACCATCTGGGACAGCGCCTGGTCCGACGACACCAAGCGCCAACGCATCCGCGACTCGATCAGCGATCACCGCCGGAAAGGCACGGTGGCCAGCGTCCAAAAGGAACTGGACGATATGGGCGGCCACGTCACCCTAAGCGAATGGTTCAATCAGGATCCGCCCGGCGATCCCTATACCTTCGAACTGGCCCTGACGGTCGACGATCCGGCCGTGCCCAAGACGGCCGGTTATGTGGAATCGGTCCTCGACCGGATCAGCCGCGTAAAACCCGTCCGCGCCCACGGCATCTTCAAGCAATCCTTCTCGGCCGCCGGCGGCGTCGGCTTCGACGCCACGGCCCGGCCGGCCCTGTTCCTGCGCCTCGAAGCGCAATCCCCCGCCAAAGACCTCACCTACCTGACGGGCGCCGATGGCGCCCAACTGGTCAACGGCTTTGGCAACCTATTCGTGGAGGCGTAATGGCGCTCAACATCGTCATCACCAATGCGGGCCGCAACGCCCTGGTCGACGCGCAAAACACCGGCACCAACCATGTCACGGTCGCCCAGATCGGCGTATCGTCAACCGCCGTCACGGCCGCGTTCACCTCGACCGCGCTCGACGGCGAACTCAAGCGCCTGGATACGGTCAGCGGCCTTGCCGTCGCCCATGACATCATCCATGTGACCGTACAGGACACCTCGACCGACAGCTACGACGTCCGCTCATTCGCTCTCTACCTTGATGACGGCACCCTTTTCGCCATCTACGGCCAGGCCGACCCGATCATCGAGAAATCCACGGCTGCGATCCTCCTTCTGGCCGCCGATATCGCCGTTTCCGACATAGACGCGGCCTCGGTCACCTTCGGCGCCACCGACTTCACCATCCCGCCGGCGACCACGGCCACGATGGGCGTGGTTCAACTCGCCGACGCCGCG